TATGGGCCTGTCTCCTGAAGAACAAGCGTTGCAAAGACAGTTGATGGGAGGAGCAGGAGGCTTCTTTGGTCAGGCTGTGCAACCTACAGTAGAACGTGAGCAGGCTATCTTTGAGCGTATGAGAGCAGCACAGCGCCCTGAGGAGCAACGGCAACGTCTGGCACTAGAAGAGCGTTTAGCGGCTCAGGGGCGATTAGGCACGTCCTCAGCGGCATACGGTGGTGCGACTCCTGAAATGCTGGCTATGTCTACGGCGCAAGAAGAAGCACGTAATAGAGCCATGTTAGGCGCTATGCAGCAAGCTCAGGCTGAACAGATGCAGCAAGCGGCTTTGGGTCAGCAATTCTTAGGCGCTGGTTACCTACCACAGCAACAGCTTCTGGCGGCTACTCAACCTGCACAGCAGTTGGCGGCGTTGCAACAACAGGCACAACTACAAGGCGCTGGGTTGTTCGGTGAAGCGACTATGTCAGGCCTTGAGGCTCAGTTGGTTGCAGAACAAGCAAGGGCTAACCTGTTGGGTCAAACAGGTGCGGGTCTTTTGTCAGGGGCGTTGACACCTAGGTCAACAGGAAACTCTAGCTTGATATCAGCACTAGGTAGTATATTTGGTAAAGGAGGCGACTAAGTCATGGCTAAGTTTTCACAAGAGTTTTTAAGACAGATGGCTACTCCTGCAATGGGACAGGGGTTGTTTACTGCTGCAAAACAAGCGGCACAGCTTCCTGCACAACTTAGACAGCAACAGCAGATGCAACAACAGCGTCAGCAGCTAGCTCAGATAGACACTAACTCACCTGAGGGTTTGCTTAAGTTAGCTCAGTTTTATCGACAACAGGGTGACGTTCCTAACGCTGTGAAGTACGAAGAAGCAGCACGTAAGCTACAAGCACAAGGAGCAGCACAGGCCCAGCTTAGTGCTTTTCAAGAGCAAGTAGCAGTAGCAGCAGAAGCGGCGGGCCTTACGGAACAAGCAGCAACTGCACGAGCTACTACAGACATGGACGAACTACGTGGGATTAGTAAGGACGTACGGGCGTTTCAGATTGAGCAACTGCCTTTGGACAACCCACAGGTAATCAAAGCACGTCTAAAGATGGCTGGGTTTACTCCTGCTCAGATTACTGCTATGGGTACGCTGTCGGCTGACGAAGCCAACGACCTACTTAAGGGACGAACAGGTAAACTAGAGGCTTGGCAGAACTCAGAAGGTAAAATTCAGGCCGTCAATGTCAACGACTTTGGTTTAGTCTACAATGACCAGACTAACACATACGTCAAGGCCAGTGAGCTAGGGTTGGTACGTAAGGCTCCGCAGGTTCAAGAAGTCATTGACAAAGGTCAAGAAGTTGGTGCAGAAAAGATGGCAGAAGCCAACGTCAATAACTTTGTTGAGTTAAATACTAAGGCCCAAGACGCTCGTGATATGATTGAGTTGATCGACAGACAAACAGGACGTTTAGAAGGCGGCATGCCTACGGGTCTTGCGGCTAACGTAGAGCTAAACCTCAGACGCTTTGGTGAACTCATTGGACTACCTTATGACCCTGCGGTTACCAATGCTGAAACTTTTATCTCAGAAGCAGGTAAGATTGTTGCTGACCAGATCAAGGACTTTGGTTCAGGCACTGGTTTGTCAGACGCGGATAGAGAGTACGCCAAGTTGATTGCTGCTGCTGACATTACTACACAGCAAGAAGCTTTGCTCTCCCTTTTGAAGATCCGACGACGTGCTATGGTGGAGACTGTGAATAGCTTTAACAAGGTCAGAACTGATACTGCAAAACGTGTAGGCGAAGATAACATGACCAGCTTCCCAAGCATAACTATGCCAGAGGAGCCAGAAGAAGCAGCAGCAGTACTTCCCGAAGGTTTTGAATTGGACGACTAAAACATGAAGACAGCGACTCATCCACAGACAGGACAGAAAATATACTGGGACGGTGAACAATGGTTGCCGCTCAAGACTGCCACTAACAAACAGACAGGAGAAGTCATTGGTATTGTTGAGGGAGAAACATTTACTATAACTCCTCCTCGCCCTCGTGAACCTGAGAGTATGCGAGAGATGATTGCGGAAACACCTGAGCGTTTTGAGGAGACCCGTGAGCGTTACAGAACTACTATTGCTGGGGATGTCGAAAGACTGCCCGGTAAGTTCAGAGTAGGCACTACGCTTGCTGCTGGTGTTGGGGCCGCTGGAGAGACATTAGGAGAAGTAGCAGGAGAAGCCTACCGTAGGTACACTCCTGAGGCTGTCCAACGTGGCGTCTCAGAGGCGTACGAAGGTTCTATGCTTCAGCGTGGAATGGAAAAGGTCGGTGAGTTAGCACAGGCATACCCAGAGGAGGCTACTACTGCTGAAGCCCTCCTCAACATTGCTGGTGCTGGCCCCAAGATGGCACTCCCGTCCATCCCTAGACCTAGTGCTTCAGTACGTATGGCCTCAGGAAGAGCAACACAGGCTGTCCTAGAGGAAGAACGTAAGGCGGTAGCAGATAGTCTACTACCTGAAGACTACGTCAAAGCTCCGGGAACTGTAGAGCCTACAGGGACAATGAATCGTAACGTGTACGTACCGTCGCCTTCCGAAGACAACGTGATTGACTACTTGGCAAAACTCCCTGAGTACAAAGGTGACCGAAACCCCGCTGTCAACGCTAAGGTTGTAGACGGTCAGTTGGCTAAACACGAGGCAGACCTACAGTCGTACATCAAGCGGTCTAAGAACCCCAAGACCGACGTAGCTAACCTCTCTAGTACTCTGGAAGAACTCAAGGCTGGCTTCCATGACCTTGATGACTACGTTGAGTTAATGCCTGACGCACAAAAGAAGGTAGACCTGTTGATCGACACGGCTATCAAAAGACTCAACGACAAGGCGTCCAAAGGCGGTAAAATCACTGCCAGAGACATCCTTGAAGTCCGACGAGCCCTTGACAAACAGATCTTCCGTAAGAAGCCCTCAGCAGGTCTTGAGAACCCTGACCTAGCAGGAGCAAAAGAAGTAGCAGGTAAGTACGTAAGGGACGAGTTGAATCAAGCGTTCCTGAAGCTGATGCCTGATGACGAAGCCTATCGTCTTATCAACGGCATGGCTATGTTGTTCAGAGCTAAGAACCTACTGGACGTTAAGGCAGGTAAGGCCATAAACCAGACCATGTTGGGACGTACGGTCAAGGGTGTCGAAGACTTCTCTGGTCTCCGCTTCCCGACTACACCGTTGGCCCTTGGTGCTACTGCTGCTGCTGGTACTGCTGCGGTAGGTGGTATGCCCGTGGTTGCCTCTATTGCTGGAGGAGCCGCTGTAGGCGTAGGTTTGGCCCGTTTGTCACGTAAGCGCAGACGTGCGGAGATTCTTCGGGAGTTAATTAAGACTACTGACCGTATGATCCAAGGCGCTAACGTGACCGCAGAGACCATGGCAACCCTACGTGCTGACAAAGTCATGCTGGCGCAGATGTTAAGTGAAGTAAATCAGGAGCCTGAGAATGAGCAATGATTACTTAGAGCTGCGCAAGGCGGCTTCTAGAGTAGGACCTAAGGCACGACAGTACAGAAAACAAGCTACTTCTGCTGTGGTCAATCCTGTTGTTGAGAAACCCTTTGGAACTGCTCCTGTTCGCGTAGAACGAATGAGAGGAGGTCCTAATGCTTTTGGTCCTGTAGAAACAACCACAGTTGACGCTATGGCCCCTGCTAACTTTATTGCTGAAGAAGCACTGACTCCTGCCAGCTACATTCCCTTAGGTGGTCTTGGGATGATGCGTAGGGGCGCTCAAATTACACAAGAGGCTCTGCCTAATCTAAACAGAGCGCAGGAAAACGCGGGTTTGTTCTTGAGTTCCCCTAGGAATTACATCCCTAACTTCTATGGTCCTACTGATATTCCAAAGGATGCCAAACCCAACAGGCTGGATAACTATGTAGCTAGAGATCCACAAGCGTTTGCTAATAAAGTCAGAAGAATACCTAAAGTCGGCCCCATGGTAGCAAATACTGTTAAAGACGCTAAAAATGCTGAAGAAGTGATGCAAGGCCGAATGAGAGGACAAGACTTCCTTAAATGGGCTGGAGAAGGTACGAAGAAGGGTTTATTTAACTTAATGGACCCTGACAGTCGTGCCTTATACTACAGCACAGGCGTCAACCCAACAACCAGAGACGTAGCACAAGAGTTAGCTGGCGGCACACAGAGAGACTTATCAAAGGCTATTTCTCAAGGTCAACAAAATGTAGTAACAAATGTTCGACGCGGAAGACAAGGTCCTGTTGACCCTACGCTTGATACCGTAGACCGAATCAGTTACATGTCGGACACTGTTCCCTTTCGACCCGGTGTTTACTCTGACTTGGTAAAGCAAATTGGCGCAAGAAACAACACGCCTCAGAAAGACCTTGATTTCTTTGAAGAACACATGGGTAACGTCTGGCAGGTAGGTAAAGGAGAAAAAACAGAACGGTTCGCTGATTCAGCGTCTCCAGTAATCAATGTAAAAACTCCTACTACTTATCAAACAGGAAACCATGCGTTTGACTTTGCCCACAAAGGACCTGTACGTACGTTTGCTAGCCTGTTTAAAAACAAGAAGAATGTTAGTAACGAAGAAATGCTTGAGAAGTTTAAGTCTAGCTCTAAAATCACGTTACACCCTAAAATGGGCAAGACAGATAAAGAGATATTAGCCTACGCAAAAGAAAACGGAGGTTTCTACTTTACTGGGTCAATGCAAGGTTCAGCAATCACTGAAGGTGGTGTAAACTACGTAGGTAAAATAACGCCTAGGGGTAGGATTACGGCTGTTGTATCCGACGAAAATAACTTCCTTGAAAACGTACCTGTCGTGGGTAAAGCGGTAGAAAAAGCACTGCCTAACCGTATTGTAAATGCTACGCCCCCTATGATTTTTAACGCAGCTAGTGAAGACGCAATGAAGCTTGCTAGAAAAATTGAAGTTCCTGCAAAAGAGGAAATGACGCAATCGTATCAAGAGCTTGTAGAAGCAGTAGCAGACATAAAAGCAGACCCTCAAGTTGTCAAGGGTGAACGCCTAAGGTCTGCTGGTATGCTGACTACAGGTGGCGGTCTTTTGGCTAGAGGACAACAAGAAGAAGACTAGAGGCGCTCTAGCACCCACTTTAAACCCATGATCTCACCTCTAATCTCGTTGTTGCGAGCAGCAGGTATAGACTTGGTTAGTTTGTTCTCAAGTACTCTAATGCGTACTTCGATGTCACGTTTGATGTTCATGGTTTCACCTAAGTAAATACGGGGGCACTAAGGCCCCCTTTTGTTTACAACTCGCAGTTATTACCTGTACAAGCCAACTGTTGTGACCCTTCAGTCATGTCAGAGTTCTCAGAGATGTTCCAGTCGATAGTCTCAGGGAACGCCTCCTTCAACTTCTCAAACGTCTCCAGATCAATAGGTTCATAAGGAGCCTGTTGGTACGTATGTTCTGAGTAAGGCAGGAAGCTTACGCCACTGATCTTGTCGAACTTGTTGTACAACCACTGACCCACCTCAAGGAACTCGTCGTCACGATAGTAACACGTCATTGACGGCTTATGTTCACACCAGAAGTCCTGATAGATCTCCCAAAGCTCAAGTTGCTCCATAGCACCCATCTCAGAGGCCACCACAGCCCCTTCAGGGGACTTTATGGGGAAGGAGAATACCTTGGTAGTGGGTGACATTACGTCGTCTTCTACGGGGATTCCTGCTGCCTCAAGGACGGTACAGAGGGGGTCTCTTGCGTCCGCTCTAACTCGTCTAATGTATTGATCTGAGTATCTAGGGTGGATGCCAGAAGCAGAATCAACCAACTGACTAACAGTACCGGAAGGTTTAACAGCAGTAATGGCAGCGCTAAGATTAATACCAAGCTTGCCAGCCCATTCCGCATTAGTACTAATTGATTCCTCTTTGAGAGCCACGAGCCAATCCTTAAGTTTTTCACGATCGTCCCTCCCTGACAACACAGCGTGGTCCATGATGCCTGTTAGTGATACACCAAGAAGTGCTTCTTCTTCTGTATTCTTCTGCCACACCTTGCGGAGGTAGCGGAAGTCGGTTAGCGTAGCCTGAAGAGACCCAAGGATAGTTGCAACACGTACTTTTCGCTTGAGGTCTGACAACGTATCTCCTGCCCTGACAACAACTTCCGAAAGATTACAGAACTGGTAGGGCCGGAGGATGATCTCTGAGCATGGATTAGTTCCAAAATCATAGGTAGCATCTCGTCGCTCGTTCTTTGCAGCTTGCTTTTGACTTGCGACTCTAGAGAACATACCTCGTTCTCCGGAGCGGGACTCGTATAAACTTTTCCACTCATTTAGGAATGCCTCAAAGTCTGGCTTTTCTGTATAACACGCGCTATTGTTGGCTAGTCCCCGTTGAGGGTTGTCGTTCCACCACTGGCCTGACTTGCATCGTCGGAGTCTATCGTCAGTGAGGTTAGACAGACTGATGAGAGCGGACCTGCGTACACCTCCGACAACGACGATCTGTGCAATCTTACAGCAGAGATCATGACATTCGATGGAGCTAAGTTTACGTCCAGCAGCCTCCCGAAAGACGCTGACTGTGAAGTTGAACAGATCGACAAGAGGCTCTGGACCAGATGCTCTACCTCCGAAGGTCTTAAGGGTTGCCCCTGCAAGTCGTACTCCAGACACGTCCCATTTTGGAAGTTGGCCTGAATACAACAAGCTAATAAGTTCCCGGTAAGCTTTAGCCCATCCAATTTTGCTATCGGCGACGTGTATAACTGAATCGGTATCATGAAATTCCTCTGCTACTTCTGGTAATTTAGTTACGTACTGACGCTCCACACTGAAGCCCACACCAGTGCCACACATTAGGACGTACATCATTTCGTCAAATGCTTTAGGGTGGTCGATAGGCATGTAGGAGCAGTTAAACCCAGCTACATTGTCACGGTCTAAGGCCTCTCCAGCAGTCATGAGTGCTCGCATGGAGGGCATTACGTTCATGTCGTGAATGTCTGCAAAGATACCGTTAGCTTCTTCAAGGCTCAACTTACCCTTCTCAATCCAGAAGTTTAAGTACCTGTCTATAGTTTCTTCCCAAGTCTCCCGTCGCTGTTCCTCTGGCAGGTAACGAGCGTAGCGGGACTTGTGTATGTACTGTTGATATGCGTCCATTAGTCCTGCTTCTCCTTCAACGACAACTTAAAAAGTTCTTCTAGTATCCTCTCAATTTCGTACCTTGCTATCATGTTAGTTCCTTAATTAGTCGTTCGATGTACCAGCGGCATTTACGTAAGTCTTCCACTGGTTTACCTTTGTAGTCGTAGCGCCAGAGGTACTTTAGTGCGTTACCCTTGAGATAACCATTGAACTCATGTTCAGGCATGGACGCTTTAATTGCTTCGATGGCTTCGATTGCTCCTTTGTTGTAGTGGTCAGGCTGTTCCACAGGGTCTACCTTCTTCGTCTTCTTCAGTATAGAAATCCCGTCCCACTCTGCAGGAGTCGCATCATCAATACTCATTTTCTTCCTCCTCTAGCTCTTGTTCAAACACGTCTAGTCTGTTGATTAACTTGTCCTCAAACCTGTCCAGCATCTCTTCTGAGGTTATCTGTAGGGCCTCCAGCAGGTCGTCTGGGTCAAAGGTTTTCAAGAGGCGTTCCTTAACTTCCTCTAGTGTTAGCGACATGGTCAATCAACTCCTGTAGTGTCTCTATAGTATACCATAAAATGTTCTCTTTGTCACACCATTCTGACATAGTCATCTTAGCCCCCTTCCGAATCTTCTTGTTCGGTTGCATAAGAACAAAAATTAACTCTTGTTCTTCTGGGAGTGAATCCCTGATGCTCGTATATTTTTTCGTATCTCCGTCTCTGAAATATCCTTTGCATTCAACAAGAGATAGACCGCTGCTATCGACAAAATCAGGACGATAAGACCTAGAAATAGTGTAGGGGACAGTGAAAGGTTCATAGTCAAACTCCTTTAGTACTTTGCTAACATCGTCTTCGAACGTGCTACGAAATCGTGATTTCTTGGACTTTCGGCTCATTATGTACCTCTGTTAAATAACGGGGACCTGAAGAATAGGCGAAGGCGCGAACGGTAGGCCAGCAAACCTTTTTGTAGGAGCAGTAGGAGCATCCGACGGCGAGTTTCTGGTTCCCACTCTTTCCATCGTCGATAGTACCGTAGCATACGTCGGGCGGGGTTGGATGCTCCACTAGCTTTTTTACGTGTTCAATGCGCTCCTTGATGTCGTAACTTATGAGGTCATAGACAGGAGCCTGAGTGTCCTCCTCGTCGTACATGAGGTACGTGAGGTGACCATTCTGCTTGTCCATTGCTAACCATCCAAATTTAGTAGCACCTTCTGAATACGCGTATCCTTTAATTTGAGCCACGTATCCAAATGGGTCGTCATAAGCCAGTGTACCGTCTTTGAATTTCCTAAACCCATAAGTTGAAGTGCTTTTAACGTCAGTAACAATACCGTTGATTTTACAGTCCATCGAACCTGTAATACCGTTAACCTCACACTTCTTTTGTTCATCCGTTACCTCATGACCTGCGGCTCTAGTTAGAAACAGTAGCATCTCCTCAATGAGGTGACCGTAGAGGAACTTGACATAGGTGTGGCCTTGGATCTCATCGGACTTTTCTACGTCGTTGTAGACGTTCCACAAGTAGCGGTCCTCGCGTCCAATGTTGGACATGCGTAGCTTACGTCCGTCACGCTTACGACCACCAAACTCGTTACGCATGAGGTCCTTGACGTTCTCTCCAAAGAGATCAATAGCAGACTCTAGGTCCACGCCTTCTGCTACTTCTTTCGTCTCCATCAGTTTGTAGATGTCCGACACCAGTGTGTACACGTTCTTCATACGTTAGCCTCAGTGAGTTTCTGCCCACGTTGTTCCAATTTGGAATTCTCCGTCAAGGGGGCATCTGAGGTTAAAGTGAACCCCTGCCGCCTTGAGGCATTCGACTGCAAGCCAACCGTACTTCTCTGCTTGGTCTGCAACCACCTCCGATTGTACCTCATCATGTATGTTTCCTATAAAGTTGTAGTCTAGTTTCCACTGCGTTGCGTAGTCGTCCAGTATGACTAAGGCCTTCTTCATTACGATGGCTCCTGCCGCCTGTAACAGGGTGTTCAATGCAGCATGTTCAGATCTAACTCTAAGTCTTCGACCGTCAAGTCCTGTGAGATAGCCTCTCCCAGAAGCTCTAGCAACGCGTTCTCGTAGACTTTCAAGAGCAGGTGTATTTGATAGAAATCGTCGCTTAAGATATGCGCCGTCTTTTGCGCTTCCGCCAACGATAGTTCCGATCTTTGCATCTCCTGCTCCGTAGAGGAAAGCGTAGATGAAAGTCTTAGCTTGAGGTCTTGTTTCAAGCCCTGCAGCCATTTGGTTTCTGGTGTGTATGTCTTCGGTGAGGAGGACATTAGTAAACTCCTTATCGTCCATGTAATGTGCCAACATTCGTAGCTCAAGGCCACTAGCGTCGAAACCTACTAGCTTCTTCCCTTCAGGCACAGTCCAGCAGGAGCGACACTCGTGCCCGTAGGGGCTGTAGCTTGCTGGGACTTGGGCCATGTTGGGACTCTGGTGGGTCATACGTCCAGTGACTGCGCCGTTGCTAATGACACGACCATGAACTCTACCGTCGTCCTGCAAGTGTTCTAACCATGAGTGTACCTGTGCGTATCTCTTTTGTAGCATCAAGTATTCACTAACGGAACGAGCCTCTGGCAGGTCAATGGTGTCTAGTACAGCCTCATCAACGATGGGGTTGCCTTTCTCCGTAACTTTGTCAAAGACCACACCAAGCGTCGATAGCCTACGCGCAATCTGTTGTCTAGATCCGACATTGAAGATCTCAACTTTGTCCTTGAGACGCTTACCAGTTTTCTCAGACCACCTCTCATGTACAATCGGAGGAAACTTCTCTTGTAGTTCCTCTTCAATTTCATTCATTCTCTCCTTAAATGTTGCTAATAATTCACGCGCCAGTTGCTGGTCCAAGACCCACCCGTTGCGCTCCTGTTGCTGGACTATGTACTGCACCTTGTGTTCCAGCTTGATTGACTCAGGGTCAAACCCAGACATGTCTCTGGTCAGACTCTTGTGCACTGCTTCTGTGACTGCTACGTCCTGTATGCAGTAGTCGATCATCTCCTCAGACAACCTAGACCAATCACTATGGTCACCCTTTGGGAAGCCCAAGGTTTCACCCCATGACCGCAGAGAGTGTCCACCCTGTCTGCTAGGGTCAAACAGGCGTGACAACACCAGTGTGTCCACTATGCGCTCAGGAGCCACAGAAAGCCCCCAGAGACGTTCTAGCACTGGGAGGTCATAACCTATCAGGTTGTGTCCACAAACGCTCACAGAGCCTTCTAGAGCCTTTCTGAGCGACCTTTGGTCTAGGTGTACCTCAGTTTCTCCGTTTTCCCGTGTTACAACGCACCAAATGGTGTCGGGAGTCAGGCCGTTGGCTTCCAAGTCAAGGTAGATCAAAAGTCGTCCCCTATGTGTGGATTAGCGACTTCAGACAGTCTACCCGTGGTGCGGTCATAGGCCAACCAACAGGCAGGTCCAGTTTCTCCGGTGTACCTGTTCTTCAACACTCGAACAGTCGTGGTGTTCCTTATGTCTTCGTTGGTGTTCTGTTGGTCCCGTTCCATACCTATGACAATGTCGGACAACTGAGCGATTGCCTGAGAACCCCGTAGTTCACCCAAGCTGATCTGAGCACCGTCCTCGTGTGCCTTACCTTGGGATCGTCGGAGGTGCGACACGAGGAACAGACAAATGCCTGTCTCTGCCACTAAGGTCCGTAGCTTGGTCATAATCTCGTCTATGGCTTTTCTTTCGTCTCCTGACTCTTGGGAAGACACGACGATTGACAAGTGGTCCAATATGACGTACCGGCAGTCAAGCGCTTTTGCCATATAGCGAACACGGGCGAGGAGGTTATCTGCTGAAGTTGACCCCCAATGGTCGAATAGGTAGTAACGTCCTGTTCCCAGTGTGCTCTCCCAAAACGGTCGTAGTTGGTCCACAGGCGTGTCCTCTTCCAAGTGTAGAGGCCTGTTTGCCGCCACCGACATGATACCAAGCGTTGTTCGGGCCAAATCTTCCTCAAGCGCCAAGACTCCAATATTGCCTTCGCATCGGCGTAGAAGATCGTACTCAATTTCTCTGATAAATTGGGACTTTCCCATACCACTGCCGCTAGTGATCGTGACGAGTTCATAGGGTCTATGTCCTCTGGTTATGTGATTGAGGCCTTCCCAAGGGTACGGGATGGACTTCACGTTTCTCTTTTCTACTAGCTTGTCCCATGTGTCGGTGCCAGCTATGATGCCATCGGGCCTGTAGACCTTCGCATTCCACCAGTGTTGCGTAAAGTCCTTGACCCTGTTCGCCATGAGCATGTCACCGGCGTCCTTCAGGGGTAGCTTGCAGATCTTAAGCTTGTCGGGACTGAAGAGGTCCTTGACCTGCTCTACTGCTTCTTCTCCTGCCTTGTCATTGTCAAAGCAGAGGACTACTGTGTCGTACCCTTCGAGCCACTCTAGCTGGGCCTTGATCTCCTTGGCGGCATTACCTGCGCCTGACCGTAGAGACACAACGTCCCACTGCTTACCTGACATCTCATAAATTGCCAAGGCGTCCAATTCGCCCTCAGTAATCGTTATGTAGGTGTCTCTATTGCACTGTTGTTGTCCGAAGAAGCCGACGTTGCTTACGTCCCCCATTGACATGAACCCTTTGGTCTTGACCTCGCGTACCTTTGCCGCGCACAGGTCTCCCGTGGACATGTCGTAGTAGGGGTAGTAGTGTTTCTCTATTTCACCCGTGGATGTGTACTCAACGGTGACCCCGTAGCGCCCACAGGTGTCCTGAGAGATACGACGTTGGGGTATGCTTGAGACCACTCCCCTGAAATTAAGGGGCTTGGCCTTGGGTAATTCTGAGGTCATGCCTTGGTCTCCACCGTGAACGTGATGCTGACAGCTAAAGCAGTGTTGACCGCCGTCGCTGTAGATAGCGAGAGCGTCCGAAGAACCACACTCCGGACAACTCTCGTGTCTTAGGAACTTAGAAGTCTGCGGCATCGCCTACGGCAATCTCTGCTTCCTCTAGTACTTTGACCGCCTCAAGGTAGGTTGCTACGCCATGCACTGGGTGAGGCTGACCCAGCTTGTACTTCAGGCGGACTGTGGAGTTGTATGGGACTTCTCCGGTATAGGGTGTACCCTCTGCGTCAAAGACCTTGATCTCGTACTTTGATTTAAACTTGCGTTGCTTGTTGCCTTGGTAGTCCTTGATCTTGACACCGTTGGCCGCAAGCTCTGCAGCATCGTCTTCTGACATTGTGATGGTCATGGAGTAGGCTCCAGTTGACTGACCATTGAACACGTCATGTGCGGTCAGGTTGCTGAAGTTAACTACGCCTTCTACTGTTGTTGCTGTCATGGAATAATCTCCGTAAGTCGTAGACTTGCGTCTACGTTGGTTTTGGTTTTAGCTCTGGTTTTCCCCAGAACATACTAATAGTATACACTAAATGAATTTACCTGTCAAAAAAGAATCTATGATCTGCACACAAGTGTACATAATGAACATCATAAACCCTATACCCCCAGCAGGACAGATCACATTGGCTTTCCACGGGTTGTCCCGTATCCACTGCTCTAACTGCTGTTCCGTCATCATACTATATTCACATACTCCTCGTTAATGATTGTCTGCACATGTACGTACCCTTCGGGCCAGTACGTGTAGGACTCTGCGAGTGCCTTGGCTGTCCTACGTACTGAGGCCTCAAAGTGTTCGAACATCCCTAGTTCCTCTTTGTAGTACCAAAAGGGTATACGTAGGACAGGCTCTGCTGGCCCACGTTCCTCATAGTACACAATGATCTCAGCGTCGTTACCAATGGGGCCGTCATTGCCAAAGTGCTTCGTGTGGTCGTTCTCTGGCTGTTTCACTGGTCACCCTCTAGTTCTATGCTTTGGAACTCTTCGTCTATGTAGTTGTACTCTGAATCATGAATTTCTGTCTTCAGTAGTGCCAACGCTTCGTCCTCTGTTTCTGCAGAGATACGGTAGACATGCTCTATTGTTTCGATAGTCTTAATACAATATGTACTCATGATTCACCCTCCGTAGACGTAGTCTGCGACTCCGGTAGTTCGTCACTGGCTAGGAACAAGATCTTGTCTAGTGTGTTCTTGGACATCACCACATTGCCACGGTCGTCCAGAGACAGCTCTAGGTCCTTGCGTAGTACAAAGGGTATGCCACCCCAAGGGTCACGCCTCATGATGTCGTTTGTCACTGTGCGGGCTTGTGTGTAGCCGAAGCAGTACACACTGTAGTCGCCACCGTCGACAACGTAGATGCTCTTTTCGTCTATAAACATAAGTTTACTCCTGTAGTACTACTGTAGTTAACTACTACTGCTTCTACTTTAGTATATATACCTAAGTATACCTTAGTAGAGGGTATCATAGTTTTCGTCTTCTGTAAATATCTCATATTGGTAATATTCCATAGTTTCTGAGTCTACTCCCGCGCTAGCACTAGCAGAAAGGCAAATACCGCAAATATCAATAAAGTTACCATGTGCGTCCTTTTTAGTTAATTCTGATTCCTCTAGTATTCGATTACAGGCCTTACAACGCATCTCTCCAGTCCTCCCCATGTATTTCAATCATCATACGCTCTAGGTGTCTAGTGTTGAGCCTAGAGTATTTCCGTAGACAGTCCAAGCGAAACATCTCAGTTTCAAACTCGACTATGTGGTCCACCATGGCTTGTTCCTCTGGGTCTCTGGAAGGCTCTGGGATGTCCCCAGAGTCCTCCCCATAGTAACCCCTTTCGTATTCCTCAAACGTCATTATAGGCCCCTTGCATCCGTTGTATAAGCTCGTCGATGATCTTCTGCTCCTCCTCCTTCCACTCCTCAATATCGTCTAGGCCTTCGTAGTCCTCAGCCTCTAGGGTGTCGTAGTAGTAGTCATGCGCTTCTTCCCATGATTCTCTAGGCATCTTTTGTTTCTCCTAGTACGTGAACAGCTATCCAGAGGGAGAGCAGGGGGATACCCAATACCCACCCAAACACTAGAGCATAGAAGCCCCAGAATAAAACATCGTTTATCATTCGTCTATGTCTCCTTTTATGTATAACCAGAGGGTGATTATACCGGATGCCGCTAGTAATAACAACACGTCCCAAAATGGTTGCCAGCTCTCAAACATCTCTAGTCCTCCTCTCGAAGTGTAAGGTAGTCCGCTGGTTCTATGCCCAACGCATGAACCCGCAAGAGTTCTTCCCAGTCTCCGAAGTTGTCGAAGATCTCCTCCGCCTGTTCTCTGGACTCTGCTTCTACTTTGACCTCGTATACCTTGGTCATAATCACTTGATACGTGCGTTTCATCTCTAGCGCCTCCCGTGTCGTAGTCGGTCCCACCATCGGAGGACTCTCCAGAATCTCCGGTGATTCTTATCAGTGTCTAGGAATCCCAAGCGGTCCCGTAGACCGCATAGGAGCCGTGAGTAGTTGTTGATGGTGTACTCTGGGTACATGAAGCCCTTTCGTCCGTCGTAGATGTCCCAGACGTGGTCCTCGTGGTTGTACCAGATTGTCCAGTGTCCAAAGTTCATGCTGTGGCCTCCTGTTTGACTATGTTGATGATATTGTCTATCACGTCTTGGTCAATGTCAAAATGTTCGGTGTTGTAGTAGTACCCTGTACTCATGGGCTTGAATATAGCCATGTCAATAAACCAGTCCAAAACCTGTTCAGCGTACTCCCCTGCGTTGTACTTTTCCTGCAGGTGCGCTACTGCTTCTGCTCGCATGTCTCTCATGCTAGTTTCTCCCCGTCAAGATATACGTCACCCTTGCGTGTACACACGTCCACACCCAAAGCTCTCAGGCGGCTCATAGTGGTACGTGTGGGCCATGCGATCAAGGTTGATAGGACAGGCCTAGCTATACCAAAATCGTCCACTGTGGCGATTAGGTGCCCGTGTAGGTACACCCGTGAAGTGTCGTCCTCACGCAGGTACGTCACCATAGTGTTTGCTAGTGACCAGTTCTCGTTGCGGTTGATGGCCGCTATCATCTGCTTTTCTATCTGTCTCATGTCAATGCCTCCAGTGGCTCGTGTGTTGACTCACAGTTGGACACTCTAGTGAATGCCCAACGATTAGTCAACCTCCTTATGCCGCTGTTTCTACGTCGTCGAACATATCGTCCCGTGTTGCCCATTCGCACAGGTCAACGTCTAGACCTACTGATCGCAACTCCGCGCCGATCTCTTGAACCTGACCGATAATCATGTTGCGTCGCTCGATCAACTCCCTGTGCTTGTCGCTGAACGAGTCACCGTTGATCCATTCGTCGCTGGCGTAGTACTGTGACAGCTCCTCTAGAATCTCTGACCAGTCGCTATAGTAAATGGCGTACATCTCAACAGCGGTAGACAGTGTGCGGTGGCTGTTCTCAAGTGTCTCGTGGAGACCGTAGTTAACTTGCTTAGTCATGATAATGATTCTCATTTGGGGTGGCTTGGGTCCCCGTCTCGCCATGTGTGTAGTAAGCCAGAAACCCAGTTGAGAAACAAGGGTAAATATTTCACATAAATAGACTATTGACTGCCAGTGTTGTTCCATGCTAATCGCGTGTGCGCGTGTAATAAATAGCTCGCGTAGCAATAACCGTGCCAACCTTATCAGCTCGTGATGTAGCCAGAGGGACCAACATAAGCCCACACACTTGTCAACTCATGCAAATCCTGTGCCAAGTTACCCCATGCAAGACCCGTGCCAACTCTGGTCGCTACCATAGGCCGCGTCCTGTGTCAACTTTTGTTGAAACCCGCGTAGAAACTAGGGGCGGGGGAGGGGTTGACATGTGTTAGATTTTTGTAGTAGCCACCTAGGCACAAAATAGGGTAAAATTAGGAAAATTACCCCTAAATTAAACATGTGTAAGCCGTTGATTATACTCATGTTTGTACTTCTACTGCTTTTACCTCTAAAATAGCTTGACTTTTGTGTAAACTTATGGTATACTATTGTTGTAATCAGGGATAATTTATGTTATGACCGACGTTGTTAAAAAAAGAGGTCGTGGCAGACCCCGGAAGTCAGAAGTAGCCGCTGTAAAGCCCGGTAACAAGGGTGTAGTAGGCCGACCAAAGGGTGACGCAGCGATAATCAATGAGTACAAGGCTAGGATGTTGGCTAGTCCTAAGTCACGTAAGGTCCTAGAGACAATATTTGACGCTGCTTTGGACCATGACCATAAGAATCAGGCTGCTGCTTGGAAACTTGTGATGGACCGTATACTACCAGTGGGTGCCTTTGAGAAGGACGTAGTAAAAGATGCTGGTCGAAACGCTATACAAATTAATATTTCTGGTGTTGGTGCTGTTGACGTGGGCACTCCTGAAATCATCGAAGGAGAAGTAGTAGAAGATGACTCTTAAGCACTTTACTAGAGAAGAGTTCGACTGTCAGGTCACTGGTACTAACAATATGGAACAAGAGTTCCTAGAGAAGTTAGACCAATTGCGGGGTGCGTGTGGCTTCCCCTTTGAGGTGACGAGTGGTTACCGTCATCCAACTCAGCACCCTATTGAAAGAAAAAAGGAAGTGCCGGGAACACATGCACAGGGGATTGCGGCTGACATAAAAATAACAAATGCCGCCCACCGCTACACTATTGCAGCTAATGCGTTAAACCTTGGTTTTACTGGTATAGGCATTGCTGATACATTTGTTCACGTAGATACCCGTGGAACTACTCCGGTTATCTGGTTGTATTGATGGACCTTAATATAGAGTTACTGCCTTGGCAACAAGACGTTTGGGCAGACGACACAAGATTTAAAATAGTAGCTGCTGGGCGACGCACGGGTAAGTCTAGGTTAGCAGCGTGGATGTTAATAGTTAACGCACTTCAGGCGGACAGAGGCCATGTATTTTACGTCGCACCTACTCAAGGACAAGCCAGAGACATCATGTGGCAAACCCTTTTGGAACTGGGACATCCTGTTATTAGTGGTAGCCACATTAATAATTTGCAAATTAAGCTGGTCAACGGAGCCACAATCAGTCTCAAAGGTGCGGATAGACCAGAGACCATGCGAGGTGTCAGCCTTAAGTTTCTAGTCATGGACGAGTACGCTGACATGAAACCAGAGGTGTTTGAGCAGATCTTGAGGCCTGCCTTGGCGGATCAAAAGGGGTGTGCGATGTTCATAGGCACACCAATGGGAAGGAACCACTTTTACGAACTTTACAAATATGCGGAACTAGACGATGACCCTACGTACAAAGCTTGGCACTTTACGAGCTATGATAACCCGTTGTTGGACCCCAGTGAAATCGACATTGCTAAAAAGTCTATGTCTTCTTATGCGTTTCGTCAGGAGTTTATGGCGTCGTTTGAAGCCCGTGGGTCAGAGATGTTTAAGGAAGACTGGGTTAAGTTTAGTGAAGATGAGCCGGAAGTAGGAGATTACTACATTGCTGTTGACTTGGCAGGCTTTGAAGAAGTCAACAAGAAAAAGACAAAGAATTCCAAGCTTGACGACACAGCGATTGCCGTGGTTAAGGTCAATGAGCATGGTTGGTTTGTTGACAATATCATATACGGTAGATGGTCACTTGACGAAACAGCAGCTAAGATATTTCAGGCCGTTAGAGATTACCGTCCCTTGTCGGTTGGTATCGAAAGAGGTATTGCTAAACAAGCCGTGATGTCTCCTTTAATGGACATGCAAAAGCGATACGGTATGTTCTTTAGAGTAGAAGAGTTAACCCACGGTAACAAAAAGAAAACAGATCGTGTAATGTGGGCGTTACAAGGACGATTTGAAAACGGATACATAACGCTAAACAAAGGAGAGTGGAACTCAAGGTTTCTTGACCAACTGTTTCAGTTTCCTGACCCATTAACCCACGATGACTTGGTTGACGCTTTGGCGTACATTGACCAGTTAGCAAATGTGGCTTACGACTACGAATACGAAATCGAAGACCACGAAATCTTAGACGTAGTAGCAGGATACTAATATGAGTGATTTATACGAACAAGACCCTCTGATGATCCAAGAAGCCCTAGAAGACTGGGTTATAACTAAATGTGAAGACTGGAGGGATTACTACGAAAGCAACTATGAAAGTAAATTTGAAGAATATTATCGACTTTGGCGTGGTCAGTGGGACCCTGCTGACAGTGAGCGTCGGTCTGAGCGTTCCCGTATTATTTCTCCTGCACTTCAGCAAGCAGTTGAGTCTAATGTAGCGGAACTAGAAGAAGCTACGTTTGGTCGTGGTAAGTGGTTTGACGTTAGTGACAACATGGGTGACACACAACCCCAAGACGTACAGTTTCTACGTAACAAGCTTACGGAAGACTTTGAAGAGTGTATGGTACGTAAAGCCGTAGCAGAGTGTTTGATTAACGCAGCAGTCTTTGGCACAGGCGTCGGTGAAGTAGTTATTGAAGAAATGAAGGAGATGGCTCCTGCTACTCAACCTATTATGGGTGGAGATTTGCAAGCAGTAGGAGTAAACATTACTGAACGTGTTAAGGTTAAACTTAAGCCTGTACTGCCTCAGAACTTTCTAATTGACCCCGTAGCAACTTCTGTTGATGATGCTTTAGGCGTAGCAATAGACGAGTTCGTAAGTTTGCATCAAGTAGAGCTTTTGCAGGAACAAGGCGTCTACCGTGACGTTTATGTTGGTCCTGCTGCTCCTGACACGGATCTTGAACCTGACCAAGACATAACAATTTACAATGACGACAAGGTACGTTTGACTAAGTACTATGGTCTTGTCCCACGAGAGCTTCTGAATGCCGCTACAAGCGAAGAAGACGAAGAAGCAATACCAGAGGAAAGGTCTGAGTCAAAGTACGTAGAAGCCGTTGTAGTGGTCGCTAACGGGGGTATTCTTCTTAAGGCCGAAGCTAATCCTTATATGATGACTGATCGCCCTGTCGTTGCTTTCCCTTGGGACGTAGTGCCCGGACGCTTCTGGGGCCGTGGCGTATGTGAAAAGGGCTATAACTCTCAGAAAGCTTTGGATACTGAATTAAGAGCCAGAATTGACGCCTTAAGTCTTACTATCCATCCAATGATGGCTGTTGACGCAACTAGGTTACCTCGTGGCGCTAAACCAGAAATACGTCCCGGTAAGATGATTCTAACCAGTGGAGATCCTCGTGAAGTCCTTCAGCCGTTCAACTTTGGTCAAGTTAATCAAATTACTTTTGCTCAAGCCGGAGCACTGCAGCAGATGGTACAGCAAGCAACAGGAGCAGTGGACTCAGCAGGAATTGCAGGTCAAGTTAATGGCGAGAGTACTGCCGCTGGCATTAGTATGTCTCTTGGCGCTATTATTAAACGTCATAAGCGTACACTAATTAACTTCCAGCAGTCTTTCTTAATTCCGTTTGTCAAGAAAGCAGCCTATAGGTACATGCAGTTTGACCCTGAAAACTACCCTGTTGCTGACTATAAGTTCAACGCTAGTTCTACTCTAGGCATTATTGCTCGTGAGTATGAAGTTACTCAGCTTGTACAACTACTACAGACTATGCAAAAAGACTCTCCGTTGTACAACACGTTGATCCAAAGTATTATTGACAACATGAACTTGTCTAACCGTGAAGAACTTCTTGCGGCTATGCAACAAGCAATGCAACCTAATCCGCAAGCACAACAAATGCAGCAACAAGCACAACAGTTACAAATGCAGTTCCAGCAATCACAAACAGCAGCACTATCTGCTCAAGCTCAAGAATCACAAGCACGAGCTACTAAGCTGGCTGCAGAAGCTCAAGCAGTGCCTCAGGAACTTGAGATTGATAGAATTAATGCTGTTACTCGTAACCTTCGTGAAGGGGACGCTGAAGATAAAGAGTTTGAACGCCGCATGAAAGTGGCTGATACTCTCCTCAAAGAGAAACAAATAGAAGGTAAAACAAATGTTAATAACGCAAAAGGAAATGCAGTCCCTGCTGGACCAAGTCAACAGCCACTTCCAAGGAACATTCCAACGCCTGCAGGACCTAGAGGACCAAGTGAGCCAACTGGAAACCAAGGTGGAGGAATTATCTAATGCCAAAGTCCAAGGACCCAAAACTAGCACGAGCGGGCGTAAGCGGGTACAACAAACCAAAGCGAACGCCTAGTCACCCGACTAAGAAGTTTGTAGTAGTAGCCAAGGAAGGTGACAAGACTAAGACTATTCGTTTTGGCGATGCTAAGATGACTATTAAGAAAGACCAGCCTGCACGACGGAAGTCGTTTAGAGCACGTCACAAGTGTGACACAAACCCACCCAGCAAACTCACGGCGAGGTACTGGTCTTGTAAGAAGTGGTAAAACAGCCGTGAGGCTATTGCACGTCGAGATGACGTTAGGAGAACACAATGCGAAAGTTATTAGTAGCGGTAATGCTGCTGTCGTTACAGGCATCAGCTAATACCAAGATTCTCGTTGAGAAAGCAGATCAGCAGTACGTAGTAGTCCCGGACTGTGCAGTATCTGAAGACGTAACTCAAGTATCACTACGGTGGCTTAGAGTAGGCGCACCAATATATATGAATCACCAAGGGCGACAAGTCCGGTGTACAATTGAAGACTACTATCAAGTAAGGAGTTAATTATGCCAATGGTAAACGGTAAGAAGTACGCATATACAACAGCAGGTAAGAAGAAAGCTAATGCAGCCGCTAAAAAAACAGGTAAGAAGGTTAGTTATGGCAAAAGCAAAAAGTAAAAAAGCGAACGACGCTTGTGCAAAAAAGGTCAAGTCCAGATACAAGGTCTGGCCTTCTGCATACGCCTCTGGTGCTGTAGCCAAATGCCGCAAAGTCGGCGCTAAGAACTGGGGTAACAAAAGTGGCCGTAAAAAAAAGTAAGAAAGGTGCTGCCCTTAAGAAGTGGTTTAAGGAGGAGTGGGTAGACGTTAAGACAGGTAAACCCTGTGGACGTAAGTCTGCAAAAAAGGGTGAGTCTAAACGTCCGTACCCCTCTTGTCGTCCTAAGGCTGTTGCGGCTAAGATGACAAAAGCTGAAAAGGCTTCTTCTGCACGACGTAAGACAGGACCTAAACGTATAGCACATGCAGTTACTGCTTCAGGCAAACGTAGGAAATCTACAAGAAATGCTTGACAACTGCTAAAAAGTATGGTATAATAAAACTATAGTTAACAACATTAGAGGAAACTATGACTCCTGAGCTTGAAACCTACTTCGACAACTACAACGAACTCTTCAATCACGAAGGTTTCAAACAACTCTTACAAGAGTTATCTAATAATGCACAACAGTTGGCTGACATTCAGACCGTAAAAGACTCTGAAGATCTTTACTTTCGTAAGGGTCAAGTAGCTGCCTTTGCTACTGTAATTAATTTACAGTCTACTATTGAAGTTGCTAGAGAGCAAGCAGAAGTAGAAGAAGAAGGTCCTGTTGATGTATAAAATCTATGACTTCCGTTGTACTAACGGACACGTCTTTGAAGAAATGGTAGAGAGTAACGTTACAACCAGTAGGTGCGGTTGTGGCGCGAATGCTACACGTATGGTATCTGCCCCGTCCTTTCACTTAAATGGCGCTGATGGTTCATTCCCCGGAGCGCACATGAAGTGGGTCAAAGAGCACGAAAAAGCAGGTAATAAACAGTAATATCTCCACAATGATAACGATCACGGAGTTTAATCATGTCTAGAGCAACGATTATAGATCAAGCCCCTGAAGAAGGTAACGCTGATCAAATCGAACAAAACGAAGTTAATGAGATTCAACAAGAAACAGAAGTTGAGCAACCTCAGCCAGAAGAAACCAAAGTACCAGAAAAGTACCAAGGTAAGTCTTTAGAAGAAGTAGTACAAATGCACCAAGAAGCTGAAAAGCTTTTAGGTCGTCAGTCTTCTGAAGTAGGCGAGCTTCGTAAAGTTGTGGATGACTACATAAGTACTCAGACACAACCTACAGCACCTCAACAGCAACACGTTGAGCCTGAAGATGATATTGACTATTTTACAGATCCTCAAGCAGCCGTCAATCGTGCTATTGAGAATCACCCTAAGATTAGAGAAGCGCAGCAGTACACTGAGCAGTACAAAAAGCAGTCGTCACTTGCAACGCTTCAGGCTAAACACCCAGACATGCAAACGATCCTTGGTGATCCTAAGTTTGCTGAGTGGATTAAGGCATCTAAGATTAGGACTCAGTTATTCGTAGCGGCTGACCAACAGTACGACGCTGAATCTGCTGACGAACTGTTTACACTCTGGAAAGAACGTAAAACAGTAGCACAGCAGACTGCCAAAGTTGAAAAACAGGCACGTAAGCAGACACTCAAGGCAGCTAATACAGGTAACGCACGAGGCACTGGTGAGGGTTCACGTAAGAAAGTATATCGCAGGTCCGACATTATTAAACTAATGAAAACAGACCCCGAGCGTTATCAAGCATTGTCAAATGAGATATTGACAGCTTATGCGGAGGGTCGGGTCAAATAATCTAAAGGAGATTAATCATGGCTGGCGAAACTTCCGGAACTTACTTCACAGCAAACGCTGTGGTAGATAAAACAGCAGCAGGTACTTTCATCCCAGAAATCTGGAGTGATGAGATTATTGCTGCATACCAAAAGAATCTGAAGATGGCTCCCCTTGTCAAGCGCATTCAAATGTCTGGCAAGAAGGGCGACGTTATTCACATTCCTAAGCCTACTCGTGGTGCGGCTTCTGCTAAGGCAGAATCTACTGCGGTAACAATCCAAGCGAACCTTGAGTCAGAGTTGACTGTTACTGTTGACCGTCACTTTGAGTACTCACGTCTGATCGAAGACATTGTAGAAGTACAGGCTCTCAACAGCCTACGTCAGTTCTACACTGAAGATGCTGGCTACCAGCTTGCTCTTAAGGTAGACACTGATCTTATCAATGCTGCTACTGGCTTTGGTGACGGTACTCGTACTCAGACTCCAGCTAACACTGGTGCTAACTGGGTTAACAGCAACAGCTATTACTTTAATGCCGCTACTGGCCTTTCTGCTTATGCTGCTGATACTGTAACTTCAGGTGACAACTTCACTGACCTTGGTTTCCGTGAAGCTATCAAGCTGATGGACGACGCTGATGTACCTATGGAAGGTCGTTGTCTCGTAGTCCCACCCGCAGTACGTAAGTCTTTGATGGGCATTGAGCGTTACGTGTCTTCTGACTTTGTTGGTGGTCGTGGTGTAGAGTCAGGCCTTATTGGTAACCTCTACGGCGTAGACATCTACGTTTCAAGCAACGCTCCAGTAATCGAAGCAGCAGGTCAAAACAGTGCTTCTTCTGATGACACTCGTGGTTGTTTGTTCTTCCACGCTGACGCTCTTGTTATGGCAGAGCAGATGGCTGTACGTTCGCAGACACAGTACAAGCAGGAATACCTGTCAACACTGTTCACTTCGGACACTCTGTACGGTGTTGAAGTATACCGTCCAGAAGCAGGCTTCATCCTCGCAGTTTGCGACGAGTAAGTCTACTAGGGGGTCAGCAATGGCCCCTTTTCCTACCTCCTCCTTCTTCTCTGCAATAGGACTTTCCAATGTCGAACTATTCTAAGACAACAGACTTTGAAGCTAAGGACTCGTTACCTACAGGCGACTCAGGAAAGATTATCCGTGGCGCTGAATTTGAAACTGAGTTTGATGCAATCTCCACTGCTATTGCAACCAAAGCTGACACAGCAGGGCCTACGTTTACCGGAACCCTGACCTTTGAAACTATTTCTGACGGAACCATTGGTGTTACTGCTTTTGTCGATGAAGACAACATGGCGTCTGACAGTGCAACTTTAGTTCCTACACAGCAGTCCGTAAAAGCTTACGTTGACTCTGTAACTACAGAGCTAAACGCTCAAGACCTAGACTTCCAGGCAGACTCTGGTGGTGCGTTAAGCATTGATCTAGACACTGAAACCATAACGTTTACTGGTGGTACTGGTATTGACACAACTGGTGCGCTGAATGAAGTTACCTTTGCTATCGACAGCACAGTAGCCACACTGACAGGCACTCAGACACTTACTAACAAGACTCTTACTGCTCCGACTATCTCTGGCAACCTAACAACAGACGGAAACATTGATGGCCGTGATGTAGCTACTGACGGTGCTAAGTTAGATGGTATTGAGGCAGGCGCTACGGCAGACCAGACCGACGCTGAAATTAGAGCCGCTGTAGAAGCAGCAACAGACTCCAATGTATTTACAGATGCAGATCATACAAAGTTAGACGGTATTGAAGCCAGCGCAACGGCAGATCAAACTGATGCTGAAATCAGAGCAGCCGTAGAAGCTGCTACTGACTCTAACGTCTTTACTGACGCAGACCATACGAAGCTTGATGGTATTGAGGCTAACGCTACAGCAGATCAAACAGATGCTGAGATTAGAGCCGCAGTAGAAGCCGCTACGGATTCCAATGTATTTACCGATGCTGACCACACTAAGCTTGATGGCATTGAAGCCTTAGCAGACGTTACAGACACAACCAATGTTACTGCTGCTGGTGCCTTGATGGACTCAGAGCTAACTAACCTTACTGCTGTTAAGTCTCTAGACCAAGGCGTTGCTACTACTGACACTCCAACCTTTACAGGCCTTACGACTACAGCAGACGTGTCATTCGGTGACAACGACAAGGCTATCTTCGGTGCTGGCTCTGACCTACAGATTTATCACTCAGGCTCTGCCTCAATTATTGGTGATTTTGGAACTGGCGATTTACTTGTCAGAGGTGAAAATTTAAAACTGCAAAACACCGCAGGAGAAAATTATTTAGTAGCAACAAATAATGACGCTACTCGTTTGTATCACGACAGCGCCGAAAAACTAGCCACAACCTCTACAGGCATCGACGTAACGGGTACTGTGACGGCTGATGGTCTGGATTTATTTAGCTTCAGCTTCAGACATTACTTTTGGTAGCTCGTCAGTAGGCATTCAAGGCAACGCCAGTGGTGCTGATTATCTGAAGTTTACTACTAATAACAACGAACGCTTAAACATCGCTTCAACAGGCGACATCAGCTTCTACGAAGACACTGGCACGACTGCGAAGTTCTTCTGGGATAGTTCTGCGGAGTCTTTAACACTAACTGGCGGTGGTCTATCTATGGACGTAACCGCTGGAACTGTGCCAATAGACATTGATACCAACATTAGCTCTACAGAAGGCTCTGTAGATATTTTGAAAGCTAAGACAATTAATAATTATTACTCAGGCGTTACTTTAGTCCGTGAAGGCTCTACGAATACAGGGTTAGCATTTAAGACCACTGGTTCTGGTACTTATGATACACGCATGACCATCGACGCAAGCGGCAATGTTGGAATTGGTACAGATGACCCTAGTAAAAACCTGCATGTCTATAACGGCACAACAAATAGACCAGCTTTAATAGAAAGTGGCGATGCAGATTCTTTAATTGAGTTTAAAGACAACTCCACGACTAACGCACCAGCCGTAGGCGCAACAGGTAATAATTTTATTGTTCAGACTGGTTCGTCAGCCACAGAACGCATGCGTATCGACTCTAGCGGCCTAATCCAAGCTGTAACCAGCATCACGTCAGACCCTACAACGACCAATGCGTACTTTTACAATAAGTCTGGTGTTGGCCCTACATTAAGCGGTTATCAGTTAAGTTTTAGAGCAGGCGGCACGCCATCTGAAGCCATGCGTCTCGACTCTAGCGGCAACTTGCTGGTTGGGTGTACGTCAGCAGGTGCAAGTAATGGCGTTACTTTACATTCGAGTGGCTATATCCAACCTAGAACAAACACAGGCATACCTGCTATCTATGCTGACAGAGAGGGCAGCGATGGAAGTATAATTGAGTTACGAAAAGACGGCTTAACAGTCGGTAGTATTGCAACTAACTCAAGTCGTTTTGAATTAGACGGCTCTGGTAATCCTGTTCGCATGAAGGCAGGAACGTCAAATATTCAAGTCAACAACAATACACACATTAGCTTTGATATTGCTGGTGGTGAAGCCGCTAGGTTTGATGCTTCTGCCAGCTTGTTGGTTGGGACTACGTCAGAATCAACATGGGAGTCAGCTAAAGGATTTAGAGCAAGAAACTCAGGCTCTACAACTATAACTCGTGATGGCAATCCGCCACTTTATGTAAACAGACTTAGCTCAGACGGGACGCTTTTGCAGTTCCAAAAAGGGACGGCTGTTGTCGGTAGTATTGGTGTAGACAACAGCGACAACTTATATATCAGTGGCGGTTCAGGTCATGGCGGTGTTGAGTTTGGCACTAATGCGGTAATACCCAGCTCTAATGGTGTAGCGGCTGATGCGACCGTTAAGTTAGGCAACGCAAACTATCGTTATACCGACCTTTACCTGTCAGGCGGTGCATACCTTGGCGGTACTGCGGCGGCTAACAAGCTGGATGACTATGAAGAAGGGACGTGGACTCCTGTTTGGTCTCCAGAATCAGGAACTATAGTTACAAACACATCATTTTCTGGCGGCTCATACACAAAAATAGGAAATATTGTTCACGTCCATGCAAGGCTTTATACAAATAATGTTACATCACCAACTGGAGAAATAACTATTTCGGGACTGCCCTTTGCTGTCGAAAACAACAACGAAAACAGAGGAATGCAGTTGTTTACTATGAATGCAATTACAGGAACATTGAGTGGTGTGCCTGTATTTTATTTTAAAGAAAACACGTCAACGGCTATAGTTTTAGACAAGGTTTGGGACTCTACTGAATACACAGGAGACATTGCAAATCATTTTGACAATGATACTTGGGGTTATTTCTACGGTGTTTATAGGACAGCTTAATTATCTCAAGTGGATTCTTGAGACGGACTAAAGGAGAAAGACAATGGCATTAACAGAAGCAAACATCGACGACAAAATCGAAGTAGTAGGCGAACACAAAGCAGTACAGATTCGCACTGCACGAGTCATCTATGACGACGGTTCAGAGATTAGTCGTAGCTTTTCACGACGTGTGTTGCACCCATCTACCAAGTCAGGTGACACATGGTCAAACACAGACATCTCAGGCGAAAGCACAGAGATTCAAGGTATCTGCAATGCGGCATGGACTGACGCTGTACGCACTGCTTACCAAAACGCAATGGACGCACAGGAGATTAACTAATGGCTACATGGACTATCGCAAACCTTGAGCGTAACGTGGCAGACGGCGGCGTAACCGTTGCACACTGGCGTGTTACTGAATCTGAAACTGTTGGTGACGACACATTCACAGCCTCTAGCTACGGCACTGTAGGCTTTACACCTGACGCTGACGCTGACGGCTTTGTTGCTTACGACAGTCTGACAGAAGAAGTAGTTATGGGCTGGGTACACGCAGAGGTAGATCAGGACGCTACTGAAGCGGCACTGACGGCTAACATCGAAGCGCAGAAGAATCCTGTATCTGGATCGGGAATGCCTTGGTAATGCCTGAGATTGATGACAACACCAAGGTATCTATACCGCTAAGGAACTTAGTTGCTCTTGGTGCTGGCATCGTTATGGCTACTACTGCTTACGTAACTCTTGACACTCGTATCATCTCTATTGAACACGGTCAAGAAATACAGAACATGAACATACTGGAAAACTCTGCGTTTGTTCGTGAATGGCCTCTAGGTCTACGTGGTGCGTTACCAGACGATCTTATACAGAACGCTAAGATCATGGCTTTGGAAGAACGCAACGTAGAGATACACGAGTTACGCAGGCAGCTAAATAAGATAGAAGTAGAGATAGGTAAACTGAATGCACAGGTGACTGTGGATCATCAGAGTGGTAAGGAATAGTCATGTCAGATCTAGAGCAAGCATTAAGTCGGTTAGAAGCTCATGAGCGTGAGTGTAGTATTCGTTATGAAATGATTCAGATGCAACTGGACGCACACAATCAACGCTTTGATAAGCTTGAGAAGATGATGACAGGTGGTTTTGCTTCTATTGCTATTATTGTCACCATGGCTATTGCTATCTTGGAGTTTGCTAGATGATTGAGTCGCTCATAGGGCCTGTCACAGGGCTTCTAGACAAGTTTGTGCAGGACAAGGACCAGAAGGCTAAGTTGGCGCATGAAGTCGCTACAATGGCTCAGAGACACGCTCAGGAGCTTGCTAAGGCGCAGCTAGAAGTTAACAAAGTAGAAGCAGCACACAAGTCTTTGTTTGTCTCTGGTTGGAGACCTGCTGTTGGCTGGTGTTGTGTCTTGGGTATGATGGGTAACTTTATGGTTATACCGTTTACCAACTTTGTACTAGCTCTGTTGGCTATTGAAGTCACTATACCACTCATTGACCTAGAGACTATGATGCCTGTACTAATGGGTATGCTTGGTCTTGGTGCTATGCGCTCTTATGAAAAAACCAAGGGCGTATCGAGGGAAAAGTAAATGGCATTACGAGGTTGGTTTGAAGACAACGAATTAACTCCTAATGAGTGGCTTGAGCTACTCTTTGAGTACTTGCGTGGTCAAGACACAGACGATATAGATAGGATCTATAGACGTGACGAGGCTCAAGAACTAAAAGAGTTGTTTACTCGATATGCTGACGGTCAAGCTTCTGCTGACGAGTTAATTGCGTTTGAGCTTGACTTTTTAAAAGACATAGACGGTGTCGCTGACTGGTGGGACCAGACTGTTTCTATTGTAGAAGCAGATAGAATTATTGAAACAATGGAAGATAACCCTAATGGGTTACAGTATCTTCCTTCGCCTACAGGAACAAAAACAAGTGAGTATGTAGAAAACGGTGCTTTAACTTTTGCCGGATCTACACCTACTACACCGATTGCAACTGTAGGTAATAATAAAGTTGTTCTTCGTGGCGGCGCTGGTGTTACCGTAGATATAAAACAAGTCATAGACGCTGGTGGTCGGGTTTTTGGTGAAAACGGCATTTTAGACGCCGTAGTTCCTTACATTCCCGGAATATCGCTGCCTAGTTGGATGCCTACTGCTGGTGTAATTTTCTTGCCTTCAGTTGGTAAAGCCATAGAAAATATTGGCAATATTATTTCTGAAACAGACATCACTGACGCCATCGAAGAAGGCGATATTGGCGAAATATTAAACGACATTGGCACTATTATTGTCGGCGCTGGTGGAGAGCTTGTTAGTGAAGTAGAGGGTCAAATAAATAAAATTCTTGGCCAAATCCAAGGAGCAGTAGCAGATCCAACACAAGCAGGAACTATTATTGGCGGTGTTTTAGCTGGTAGTTTTCCTTCAGGTATTCCTGATTGGTTAGGCGGTATTCTTGCAGAAAACATAGGCGGCGCTGTGTATGGGGCCGCTCGTAATGTTTTGGTTAACTCAGGCACAGCAACAGAAGAACAGCTTCCACTTACTCAAGAAACACCAGAGCAAGACCCTTCCCTTATGTTTACTAACAGAGGTAACAACTATTTTGTCAACAGTGAAACAGACGAATACTTCCAGTTAGCTGAAAGCGAAGACATTGACTTTGAGCTTAACGGGCAGTACACCAGAGAGCAACTAGAAAACACTGGTTTAGAAACAATCAACTCTGGTACGTATCAGTCATTGTTGGATGACCTGTCGTTTCACGCACTAGAAGAAGATATTTATCAGTATTCTATTAAGGCGTTAGCACAAAGATTTGAAGAAGAAGGAGGAATAATTCCCGGAGACTTTAATCTAATGGATGAGCAGTCTCAATACGACTTCTTCATTGGTGAGTTTTTTGAACCTACTCCAGTCAAACAAGCACCTATTGAACAACCTGAGCCTGAACCTGAGCCAGAACCTCAGCCCGATCCTCAGCCTGAACCAGAGCCAACTCCTGAACCTGAGCCACAACCTGAGCCAGACCCTACAGACACGTCAGTAATCGAAGGTTTGTTTGCTGACTTCTTGGCACAGATGGACGAAGAGTTTACAGGTCAGCAAGAGCAGATTAATCAGATTATTCAGAACTTTGTTGAGACACTACCTGACTACGACGCAATGCCTACAATGGAAGACATTGCTGAGTACTTTGAAACTAATGGCGTTACACTGTCACAACAAAACTTTGATCGTATACAACAAGAGTTAGCCAATGCTGGTTATCTAACACAGGACCAGTTAACAGAAGCACTGTCTGGTGTTGCTACAACAGAACAAGTCAATGAAGCGATACAAGGTGCTGGCTTTGCTACACCAGAGCAAGTACTACAGTATTTAGCAGAAGCAGGTTACGCTACTCCAGAAGACATTACTACTGCATTTGCTAACTCAGGGTTTGTTACAGAAGACCGTATGTTGCAAGCTCTGGCAGAAGCTGGGTATGCCACGCCTGAGCAAGTACGAGAAATAGTTGACAACGCTGTTTCTAATATTGTTATACCCGAAGGCGCTACCGCAGAAGAAGTACGACAGCTAATCCAAGAGGCTATCGACGGTATACCAGCGGGCATATCTCTGGACGACGTAGGCAACGTAGTTAATGAAGCCATAGCTAACATTGATTTTCCTGAGGGTTTGTCCGGAGACGACGTTAGAGGCATAGTAGACAGCTTTGGGTTTGCTACTACTGAAAACGTACAGGACATAGTAAATACAGCCATTGCTAACATTCAGTTTCCTGAAGGAGCTACTACTGAGGAAGTACGTCAATTAATTCAAGAAGCTCTTGATGGTTTGCCTGAAGGCATATCTCTTGACGACATCGGTGGTATAGTTAATGAAGCTATAGCTAACATAGAGTTCCCCGAAGGACTGTCTGGAGACGACGTAAGAGGTATTGTAGACAGCTTTGGTTTTGCTACTTCTGCTGACGTACAGGCTGGCTTTGCTGATCTTAATGACAAGATTGACAACGTACTTAACGGAGTAGCTACACAGTTTACAGAACAGGAAGCTGAGTTTGCTGCTAACCTACTTGGGCTAGAAACCTCTGTATTTCAACAGTTAGCCGCTACAGAAGGCGCTCTGAGAGACGAACTGTTAGGTTTGGGTGAAGATCTAGACGACATTAGAGCAGACTTCTCAGGGCGTTTTGATGACTTTGCAGACACCTTTGCTGCCTTCCAAACAGACGTTAGTGGACAGTTTGCCGATCTTAACCAGAGGTTTGACGACGCTATCAACGGTATTGCTACACAGTTTAGCGACCAAGAAGCAGAGTTCTTAGCTGGTATTACAGGACTTGAGGCTTCTTTGATTCAGTCTCTTGCAGCAGTAGAAGGTGGACTCAGTGCTGAACTAGAGATGTTAAACACTGACATTATTTCTCTACAAGAAGACGTAGCTAATCGTTTTGATGAGTACAGAGAGTTTACAACAGAACAGTTTGCGTTTGCTGCAGACGAGCGTCAACAACTACAGCAAGCTATTATTGCGGCTAACGGTGACATTACACAGTTAAGTGTTGACATGCAGCAGATGTTTGCAGACTTTGGTGGCACTATTACTGACCTGTTTGCTGGCGTAGGTGTTGACATTGAAGCACTACAAGCAGGTCAGATAACGCAGCAGGAAGCACTAGATCAACTGCGTACATCATTAGGTCAACAGCTTGCTACTGCATCAGAAGAGCGTCAGGAGCTACAACAGGCAATCATAGCTGTTGGTGGTGACGTAACTCAGCTTAGTGACGACATGATGCTTCGGTTCCAACAACAGGACCAGAGTATAGAAGAGTTGTTTGCTGGTACTAACGTAAACATTGAGGCACTGCGTCAAGGACAAATAACGCAACAAGAAGCTTTTGACGCTTACCAGCAGTACACAACAGAGCAGTTTGGTCAAGCACAGCAAGACCGTTTAGCACTAGCTCAGGAAATAATTAGTGTTGGTGGTCAAGTAGAAGCTTTAAGTGCAGATAGTCAACAACGGTTTGCTGAATTGGGTTTGTCCCTTTCTGACCTGCAAGAAGAATTTAATGTAAACCTATTGGGTCTACAACAGGGTCAGATTAGTCAGGCTGAAGCGTTTGGTCAGTTTAGAGACAGTGTTACTACACGACTAGGCTTGGCAGAAGAAGAACGTGAAGAAATTCTAACGCGTCAAGCTGAGTTTGAAAGAGTGTACGGCGAAGAACAACAGGCGTTACAACAACAGATCATGGGTGGTAACGTACTAACTGCCCTAGCTGCTGGGGGCATGTTTGCTGCTCCTGCTGCTCCTACTAGAGCACCTTATGAAGAGTTTATGAAAGGAATTACGTACCGTCCTAGAGAGGCACCACAACTTGCTATTAAAACCCCAGCAGTAGACTACAATGAAGAAGCACAACAATTATTAATGCGGACCCGCAGACGAGGAATGTTGGTATGACGTATCTTAACCTTATGAATAATGTACTGCGTCGGTTGCGTGAAGAAGAAACCACGTCAGTCACTAGTACTACTTACGTCAAAATGGTGGGTGACTTTATTAATGACGCTAAGAAGATAGTAGAAGAAGCTAACGACTGGTCTGCTTTGCGTGAAACCATTGTTGTAACTACTACTGCTTCCGACAACAGTTACTCATTGACCGGAGGGGGTGACAATGTAAAAGTCATGTGTGTAATAAACAACACTAGAAACCTCTTTATGGACTACCAGACAAAAGACTGGTTTAATGAACAACTGTACATAAGCAACGCAGCAGAAGGAGCACCACGGTACTACACGTACAACGGTTTGGACTCTAGTGGAGACACAGAAGTTCTCGTAGGCCCAACACCAGACGGTGTGTATAGCCTTCGGTTTGACGTAATCAAACGTCAGGCAGACTTAAGCAACGCAACAGACTCTCTACTTGTTCCTGCTATGCCTGTTGTACACTATGCTGTAGCTCTCTTGGCTCGTGAACGTGGTGAAACAGGAGGCACGTCTGCTGCTGAATACTTTAGTATTGCTGATAAGTTTTTGTCTGACGCTATTGCTATAGACGCAGCAAAACACCCTGAAGAGATGGTATTTAGGACTATTTGATATGGCTCAACAACTGCAAAGTATCAATCTTGTAGCTCCGGCGTTTAAAGGTGTTAACACCGAAGACTCGCCGTTGGCTCAAGACCCGTCGTTTGCAGAGATTGCAGACAACGCTGTGATTGACAAACGTGGTCGTATTGCTGCACGTAAGGGCCACACTGTCGTAACAACAAACAAGACTGTCCTTGGTACTGACTCGTTGCGGGCTATCAAGGAATACAAGGACAACGCAGGAAACACCAAGATATTCTCTGTTGGTAACAACAAGATTATTAGCGGTACAGCTACACTAGTAGACGAGACTCCCGGCGGTTACTCAATTAGTGCTAACGACTGGAAGATTGTAAACTTTAATGACCACATGTTTTTCTTCCAACGTGGATATGAGCCTTTGATTTACTCAAACCATGTAGGATCTGTAGAAGCACTGTCAAGTCATCCTCATGCTACTGGCGTTGCTAGTACTATGTATGGTCATGAAGTGTTAGCAGCGTATGGTCGTTTGTGGACTGCAGACTTTAGCACTAACAAGTCTACTATCTATTGGTCTGATTTGTTAGACGGAGCAGCATGGTCAGGCGGCTCTAGTGGTAACATTGATATATCCAAGGTATGGCCTGATGGTTACGACGAAATTGTTGCATTAGCTGCACACAACGGTCTGTTGATTATCTTCGGTAAGCACAGCATAATTGTGTACGAAGGCGCTACTTCTCCTGCTTCTATGACTTTGTCAGATACTGTAGCAGGCATTGGTTGTGTCAACAGAGACACTGTGCAGTACACTGGTACAGACGTGTTGTTTTTGTCACACACGGGCCTAAAGAGCTTTGGTAGAACAATACAAGAAAAGTCAATGCCTATTAGCAGTTTATCCGGTAACATTACTAAGGACATCATTGCTGCACTACAGAATGAGACAGAGTTCTTTAGATCGGTGTACAGTCCAGAAGAAGGTTTTTACCTGCTAAGTTTTACTGGTCAGGACGTAACGTACTGTTTTGACGTACGTAGTACACTAGAAAATGGGTCGTACCGTGTAACACGCTGGCCTTCTACTAAGTTTACGTCGTTTACACGTTTAGAAGACGGTACGTTACATATAGGCACAACTAACGGCATTAGTACGTACACAGGCTACAGTGACAACGGTAGTGGATACAGATTCAAATATTACAGCCCTAGCTTGACATTTGGAGATAGCTCTAGAGTTAAGATTTTGAAGAAGTTGAAGCCGACACTAGTTGGTGCGAACAACGCAACAGTTTTTCTTAAGTGGGCTTACGACTTTGAAACAACTTACGCTACTGCAGAGTTTACAGTAGGTAACCAAATTACTGGTTTTTATGGTGAGAGTGAGTACACCACCGTAGAATTTACAGCAGGTCAGTTGACCAACGCTAGGGTACTTAATACAACAGGGTACGGAACAAGTGTACAGGTAGGGCTAGAGTCAGAAATTGACGGTTTTGCCTTGTCACTACAGGAGATTAACGTGATGGCTTTGATAGGAAAGCTGCTTTAACGGGAGTAAGACATGGTAGATGCTGTTTACGATACAGATGATATAATGGACATGGCAACAGACAGTGTTAGCGGAGGCTTCTTAGACATGTTAGGAGGTCTCGGCTCGTACCTGAGTCGTCCTGATGTCTTGCTTCCGGGCGTTGTTGGCGGTTTGCTAACGGGAGAAGCTTACGGGCGCCTTAGCGACATAGGTAGACAAGCTAGGACAGGGGCTGAAGAACTTGCTGCTACGCAAATGGAGCAGACGCAGTTTAGACCTTTTACTGTGACTACTGCTACTGGTGCTGGTCTAGGAACACAGGTTACTCCTGAAGGAGCTATAGAAACCAC